GCCCGTATTATGACAAGGTAATTTTTAACGAGAATAGAAAATGAAACAGGTAAGATTTATCCCCAAGGCCACCTGCGGACTGCAAGTCCGTGAGGCTGGCGAAGGTCAGGAGCAGAGCCGTAAGGTGGTGGGCACTCCCATTGTCTTTGGCGTTCGCTCAAACAATTTGACCCCCTGGAGCAGCTACCGCGAGGTGTACGAGGTGATGGAACCTGGTTGCATCAGCGACGAGCTACTGCGTGAGTCTGACATCGTGCTCAATCTGAACCATTCCAATAAGGTGACTGACATTCTCGGTCGCTGTCAGAATGGCGAGGGCACGCTGAAGCTCACCCGTAATCTGCGTGACATTGGTGCGGAGTGCGACATCCCCGAAACCAGTGCAGGCAACGACACTCTGGTACTCATCAAGCGCGGAGACATCAGTGGAATGTCTTTCGCTTTCGAGGATGACTACGAAGACTCTGAGAACGGCGTATCGTATGAGCGCATGAAGAACGAGGATCACGACGGCAAGGAAGTGTGGGTGCGCCACGTCAAGCGCGTCACAGCCCTTTACGACGTGTCGATCGTGACTCATCCTGCCTACGAACAGACCAGCGTCGCCACCCGCGAGGCTTCAGAGGCTATCGACAAGGCCATCGAAGCACAGCTGAAGCGCGAGCAGCATCAGGAGACTGAGGAGGAAAAGCAGGAACGCGAAGCCAAGGAGCGTGAAGCCAACGGCGGCGAGACCAATGCCGAAAAATCAGAGCGCGAGGCCCGTGAACAGCAGGAGCGCGAAGCCAACGGTGGCGAGACCAACGCCGAGAAAGAGGCCCGCGAACAGCGCGAACTGGAAGAGCAGGAGCAGCGTTTCCGCGAACAGCAGGCTATGCGCCTGCGCATGAAGGCTCGCATGCTGAATGAAGAAATTTTAAACTCACTTGAATATTAACCCCTTAAAACGTTTTAGGAAATGAAAGAAATGACTAAGACACAGATTCAGGAGCGTCAGCTCGCTATCATGAATCGCATGCACGAGATGGAAGAGAAGTCTCGTGAGGCAAACAATGGCAACATCCTCTTCACCGAGGCTGAGAGTGCCGAGTATCGTTCACTTTGCGACGAGTCCGCTGGACTGTCTGCACGCATCAAGTCAATGGTCAGCGGTGCTGAGCTCCGTGCCATTGAGGAGCGCGAAGACCTGGGCAAGCAGTTGCGCGAGCGCATCAAGGCTTGTGGTCTGGAGAAGCGTGCAGAAAGCACGACCATCCTGGCATTCCCCGACGCTGAGAATGGCAACACAACCGCCAACCTCAAAGCCGGTGAATTGATTCCCATCGAGATTCTGCCGCTGATTGACACCAAGGTTCCAGGTCTGGAACTGCCCGACGACCTCCGCATGGCAACAGGCGTGACCGGCACACAGGTTATCCCTTACTCTGTGAACGACGTGAAGTTCACCGTAGAGGGTGAGGTGACCAAGGTGGCTGAGCAGGCTCTTAACTTCGCCAACATCCAGGCCGCTCCCGTCCGCGTCGCTGCCAGCGTTCCCGTCAGCTTCCGTGCCATCGACAACGCTGCCTTCGACATCATCGCCTTCATCACCTTCAAGTTCCAGAAGGGTTGGGCCATGTTCCGTGCGCTGCACGTCTATGCCCACGGCGAGTACACCAAATTGCAGTCGCCATTCGGCAAGGTCACTCCCGTTGAGCTCACTCTTGACGAGAACATCGGTGAGAACCTGGCCAAGGAGATTGCCAAGATGTACGACAAGGGCTTCGAGGGTGATCCCGAGATTATCATGGACAAGACCACTGAGGTGGCTCTGAAGTTCAAGAAGCTCATCCCCGGCACCACCGACTCGAACCGTACCGTCATCGAGGATGGACGCTGCGTAGGCTACAAGTACAAGGTCAGCCCATACGTTGACTACGCCATTGGAGCCGACGGCATCGCCACCAAGGGCGCCGACCGCTACATTGCCATTGGTCACTTCGGCTATCTGGCAGAGCAGCAGCACGGTGAACTGCGCTTCAACATCGACGGCACCAGCCAGGCCAACTTCGACCGTGGCACGGTTGCCATCGGCATGAGCACCGACTACTCGCTGACCGAGCTCTCCGGCAAGGTGAACGGTGGTGACGGCACTCCGCAGGCATTCGCCCTCATCAAGCTCACCGAAGAGCCCACCACTCACTAAACTCTCTCGCTTGCACCTTCTTTTTAGGGCATAGTTCCTGACTCCGGCGGCATTCGCCGATGCAGCAGCAATAGGTCGTAAGGCCGTCGGAGTTTTAAAGAAGGTATCTCTAATCAATCAATAGTAACTGTTACATTGATATTCATCCATGAGTCTACAGACCGACATCGTATTCATCAAGGCCCTCACGCAGAGCGAACAGATAAAGGCAAAGGTGCAAGACCGCATCTATAACACCGCCATCCCTGGCAGTGATGAGGACGTAGCCAACACGCCGCTGCCTTATATCATCGTGACGTTTGACGGCTTCGTAAATGACGACTTCACTAAGGACTCGGAATACGAAGGAGGCACCGACCGCGTGCAGATTGGTATTGAGGTGGCCACTGAGGACAGGGAATCGTTGGCCGAGCTTACAAAATTGATTCGTAACGTTATCCTTAGTTCTTTTTATGACGCAAGACCCGGCGACGAAGACTATAACCTCGTGCCCATACAGTTTACCCTCAGTGCGCAGGCCGTGCAGTACGACCCGTGGAAACCTTGCTATTGGCAGGTAATGAACTACCAGTGTGACACAAATGTTGAATAATCATGGCAAAGAATACCGAAAACAACGAACAGCAGCAGACCAACCCAACGCTGGAGGCTCTGTTGCGTGACGGTACGGCCAAGCTAACCGCCAATACCCGCGAGGCTCTGTTTGCACAAGTGGAGCAGCTGAAAGCGGGACTGGATGAAGGCAAGACCCTGACCGTGGGTGCCGTGGGCAAAGATCGCGAAAGCGACCTGCTGAGTATTCAAGTCGATGTTGTAACACTTTAATTTCCGAAAATTATGGCAACACTTAAAGGTCAAAATTTTAGAGTCGGTATCGAAGGCACGGGTGATGATTACTATGTGGTGGCAATGGCGACCAGCTGTACCATCAACCTGCAAACCAATACAGAGGACTCGGCGACGAAAGACGACGCGGGGATGGCATCTAAGCCTGTCATCAACACGAAGTCATGGAGTGTGCAAGTCGAATCGCTGAATGTAGCAGATGTCGCTGCGCTGTTGACGGCTATCAAGAACAACACGAAGTTTGCCCTGATATGGGATGAGACCGCTACAACGGACAACTTCACCAGCCAGATCGCTTCCTTTGCTCGCAAGGGATATGCGTATTTGAATGATGCAACATTCACGTTCGACGACAGAACCAACTCAGTGAAGCAGCTTCAATTCACGGGAGTCGGTGCGTTGTCGGCAATTGCATCAAGCGACATTATGAATGGCCCCGCATACGATGCTTACACCAAGGGTCAGTTCGTACGTCTGTTCTTGAGCAGCAACAACACCGTTCCATCCGACGTTGTGGCCGCCGCGAAGCAGTTGTCCCTTCATGTCAGCGTTTCTCTGGAAGATGCAACAACAAAGGACACGGACGGCACATGGACGATTCAGGAGCCAACCGAAATCTCTTACGACATCACGTCGAACGCACTCGTGCGCAGTGGTGATACCATCACCTCGGCTGTAGGAGGCAAGAGTTTGGCCGACTTGGAAACCATCTATGATAACGCTACGATGGTCAAGTGGCAGATTGCGAATACTAGCGGTGCCAACAACCGCACCAAGAATGCGGTGATCGTGTCAGGCACGGCCATACTGTCCAGCCTTTCTATCAATGCAGCGGTAAAACAGAACGCAACATACACCGCCACGCTGACTGGATATGGAGCGTACACAGTCGGTGCGTAACCCCTACCGCGTCCCGTCTTTGCTTTGGCCATTTTGCAAAGGCGGGGCGTTTATCATTAACTAATTAATCAAGGAACTATGACAGAAAGAAAGATTACCATTTGCGGCAAGGAGGTCACCATGATCTATTGTGCCGCCACAGAGAACGGCTTCGAGCAAATATCCGGCAAAAGCATTGCCGTCTTTGTACCGACGTTCGAAAACAACGACAAGGGCGAGACCGTTATCAAAGAACCCGCCAAGGCAATGATTGGCGACTATGTGATGTTGGCCGTTGCAGGCATCGTGGCATCATACACCAAGAAGAAGGAAGAGCCGCCCATATCAAGTGACGAAATACTCTACGAGGCAACACCCCAGGATCGTAACGACATGCTTGCAGCCGTCACAGAGCTCAGAAATGAGTGGTACGGCATTACTGCCGTCGTAGAGGAAACGCTGAAAAAGGAAGCCCAAGGGCAGGAAGGCAAGGAGGGCGGCAAAAAAAACTAAGCTCCGCCCATGAGCGATTCAGTAAGTTCGTGGGCGAGATAGGTATTAACAGAATAGAATATCTCTATGAACTGACATACTGCGACCTGCTGCTGATAGAGCGCGGTTATGAACGCAGATTCCGCAACATGTGGAGTGCAGCCCGCTGGCAGACGTATTACACAATGGCATCATTCGTCGGAGGAAAGCACTTAGCCGAAAGCGGCATACATGAACCAAAAGACCTGCTGAAATTCCCTTGGGACACCGAGCCTGAACCGCCCATCAGCAACGAGGAGGTAGCAGAAATGCAGCGAGAGATGGAAGAAATGAATAAACAACTAAGTCAGAAAGAATTATGAATATCTTGATTGCACTTTTGATTTTTACGGCCTACACCGTCGGTGTATGCTGTTACGCGACGGTGATACCAAACAGCCTTTCGCAGTCGGTCTTCGCATTGCCTAAATATGGCAGATACCTGTGGATGGCAGTCATTATGACCATCGCGTTCCTGGTGTTCCCCACGTTCGTTGAACGGTGTGGTGAAAACACCAAGTTCCTGGCGTTCTTTGCTTGTGCCGGCCTGCTGTTTGTGGGTGCTGCACCGCTGGTGCCAGGAGTCCACAAGGACGACAGCTCGTACCCCGTGCACACCGTCGGAGCATTGGTGTGTGCCATCGCTTCACAGCTGGCCGTAGCCTTCAACGACCCGTGGCTGCTGTTGCTATGGTTTCCGTTCTTTGCCATGCTTGCGTGGAAGTGGAAACAGAAGACAAAGTGGAGCACCATGATCTTCTTTGCAGAAATGACGTGCTTTGCAATTTCATTTTTGTTTTGTTTGTAATACTAAAGTTTTGTTGGTTAATATTTATTATAGGTATCTTAATAGAAAAACGAGCAGCTGTGAAGCCCCTCGTTTTTTTTATGTCCTATATATGTCTATACTTTAGCAATTACCACGTCACCTCAATATCATCATCCCACGTCGTGTTCACCGTAATACCAAGCGGTGTGGAAGCACCGAACAGCTGCCCGGATATATTAGTAACACGATTCCTTTTGACCGGCACGTTTGCCAGCGTAATGTCAGCCATCAACGTTTCGTCGCTTTTCAACGCCTGCACCCGCAAGTTGGTCGTCCAGTCTGTTTTCTTGCTGATGACCCACATGCCAACAGACAGGCTCCCCGTCGTACCGATATACGAAGACGGCACGCTCACATCGTGCGCGTCGGCATTCTCAGCACTCGCATCCCCCGTCATGTAGTCCAGAGCTGTGTACCATTTTGAAGGAGTCAGCCTGAGTGTAGACAACCCCGTAGGCACTTGGTCGGCTACAGCCACCCTGACACGGCTCGTGACGCGATTCAGCATCACCGTCTGACTCGACTGCGTAGAAGGTTGCACGTCTAATGTGTTCGTAGCCCAGAACGTGTCACCCAGCTTTCCCCATGTAATCACCGTTCCTTCGACCGTCGGCACCCGCCCGGCACTCGCCACGAAGTACAGCGTGTGAGCCCCATATTCAGCCGTAAGGCTAACGGTGCCGAATCCGTCATCCGTCGAACTCTGATGCACCGTCTGCTTTAGCTCACCGCCCACATAGTCGAACACCCATATATCGCTCAGTGAAACCTCCGTCGGTGTCGCCCGTGTATCACCGCCTGCAATCACAAACGTCAGCACCTTCGCGCTACCAGGCTCATCTACCTGCGAGCACCCAGTCAACACAATGACAGCAGCAGTCATCACCGCTACCATCATTCCCATTTTCATCTTCATGTTCTCTTTTCTCATTTTCTTTTGTCTTTTTATAAAATTACTATCCTTCATTCATCTTTTGCAAGGAGATTCTACCGCCGCAAATAAGCCATAGTGCTCGCCGCGTCAGCGTCGGGACTTTACATCAGTTTTTCAAACTCCCCGTAGACATCCTCCGCCAGCAGCTTTGCATATCGTTGCGTCTGGGTAATCCTACGGTGTCCCAGCATCTTTGAAACCCGATCAATAGGCACCCCGCTCCTTAATGCCCACGTCGCAAACGTATGCCTGCCCACGTGCGTCGTCAGTCGCTTAGTAATCCCCGTGGCCGTTGCTATCGTCTTCAGGTTGCTGTTGCACGTTTGGTCAGCAATATTCGGAAACCTTCCGCCATATTTCTCTGCAATCGCCAAAGCCTTCGGAAGCACCCTAATATAAAACACGACTCCCGTCTTAACCCTTGGTGCCGAATACGTCAGATTTTTTCCATCCCTCTGGCACTTTTCCAAGGCGAACCGCATCATGTCCGAGTAAGCCATGCCCGTATAGCACTGGAACAAGAACATATCCCTCACCGTGGCAAGCATGGAGCCATCCGTCATTGTAAGCCCCTCAATCCTTACACGCTCATCATCCGTCAGAAACTCCACCGTCTCATGATCCCCGCGTTTGATTTCACCCTTCATCCTGTCGTAAGGGTTCGCAGTTATAAGACCGAACTTTAGCGCACGACCAAGCAGAGCCTTGATGTCCTTGTGGTAGTTCCTGACAGTCGCCTGGCTGATATACTTCACAGGTTTTCCTGCCTTAATCTCCGCATCCGTTCTGTGAACCTGTAAGGTATGCAGGTAAGCATCGAACCTGTGAACATTCTCCACCGAAATCTCCGACCACTTCCGCATACTTCCACTCTCAATCAGAGCAGCCACAGACCCTTTGTAATGGTTCTTAGTACCACGAGCCACGTCCAACATCGGTATCTGTTCCTTCATCCACACCGTCATGTCTTCTGTGTCCTCCATCATGGACTGAGTGTCGCCATTATAGATAGACCGCTT